TGGCGCCCCATGCTCGCGCGCTCGAGCCGGCGCGAGATCCTCTTCGACAACCCCAGGCGGGCAAAGCGCCGCGAGAAGCCCGGGTTGGGGTCGAGGATGCTTGCCGAGACGGCGAAGAACGCCACCCTCGGCCGCTCCCACACGATCCACAACTTCTTGGGATCGGAAGCAGCTTTCTGGAAGGACGGCCTCGAGCGGGCGCTCGCCATTATGAACGCCGTCCCCGAGCGCCCCGGCACGATGGTCATTGTCGAATCGACCGCCAACGGCATCGGCGACTACTTCCACGGCATGTGCCAAGTCGCGATGAAGCCGGGATCGGCGTGGCGCTTCTTCTTCTTCTCGTGGCTCGAGCACCCCGAGTACCGCCGCCCCGAGTCCGAGGAGTACAACGCCGAGGACCTGGACGAAGAGGAAGTGGTGCTCGTCGAGGTTCATGGCGCGACCCGGGAGCAGATCGCTTGGCGGCGCTACACGATCACCAACAAGTGCGGCGGCCAGGTCGAGAAGTTCCACCAGGAGTACCCGACCACTCCCGAAGAGGCGTTCATCTCGTCGGGCCACCCAGCCTTCAACTACGCTCACCTCCAGATCCAGAAGAAGAAGCACGTCCGCGTCGGCCGGCGGATCAAGCTCACCCTTGTGGGTGAGAACGCTTCCGGCCCCGTCGTCCACGCCCAGGCCGACGAGCGCTCGAACCTGATTGTCTACGCGCCCCCGGCCCACGGGCACCTCTACGTCTTGGGCGGCGATCCCTCGAAGGGACTCGAGGACGGAGACAACCAGGCGGGCGAGATCGTGGACGTGCTCTCGGCCGAGCAGGCGGCCGAGTGGGTGGGGCTCTTGGATCCCGCACTCTTCGCCGACGAGCTCTATCTCATGGCTGCCTGGTACAACATGGCGATCTTGGTCGTCGAGAAGAACGGCGAAGGGATCAATGTGCTCTCAAGGCTCGTCGCCCGCCAGTACCCCCGGCTCTATTCCGAGGAGGAATGGGATTCGGAAAAGCAGCGGGTGAGCCACAAGCGCGGCTGGCACCAGGACGAGCAGAAGAAGCACCTCATCATTTCGGAGCTGAAGAACGGAATCAACCCGACCGTGGGGCGACTGAAGATCCGCTCGGAAGAGCTCCTGAAAGAGATGGAGGCGATGCGCCGCGACAAGCTCGGGAAGTACAACGCGCCGAAAGGCTCGAAGGACGACCGGGTATCCGGGGTGGCGCTCGCCTACTACGTCGCCCACTCTGAAGCGGTGACGCTCGAACAAATCGAGCGCTCGCCCACCTTCGACACGATCTACACCCGCGAGCCCCTTCCGCGCCGCCTTCGCCGGCGCCGCCGCGAGGAAGCGGAGTCGGACGGGCACTACTGGATGAATTAGGAGGACCCAATGGAGAGAGAAGTGGGGCGGGTCACACCGCTCGGCGGCGACGACATGGGGACCATGATCGAGCTCCCGACCGTGATGGACGGGAAGATGCGCGCCGACGCGCTCGTTGCCGAATACCACCGCACGCACCAGGACAACCCGGACGTGCCCGATGAAGCGATCAAGGGCTTCGAGCTCCCCAACCCGAAGCTCCAGGGGATTGATCTCAGGATCGACCCCACCGACCGCTACATCCTCGTCAACTTCAAGGGCAAGTGCATCGCCGTGATCCGCTGGGCCCGCGACTCGGGGAAGTTCCTTATCAAGAAGCACCTGGTCGCAGAGCCCGGGATCGCCACCCAACAGCCCGTGACGTACTACACGGGGCTCCTTGGCGCATGGGGTCTCTGTCGCGAGTACGGCATCACGGTCACGGAGTTCCAGCAAGCCTTCAAGGACATGCCGCCGCAGGTGAAGTGGACGTTCGAGCAGTGCCCCTGGAAGGTGATGGACTGCAATCTCGCGATGGCCGGCGATCCGCAGTCCCAGGCCGTGCCCGACATGGCCTGCCGTAAGTGCAAGGCGCGGTTCGGAATGGACGAACACGGCAATCTCCATCTCAAGGAAGCCGGCCAGGATCCCCGGCCGGGAGCGCCGCCCTTCGCTCCTCCTTCCCGCCTGGAAGGAGCCACGTTCGAGATCCGGTCCATCACGCAGGACACGGTGGACGCGATCGCCGCAGCTCCGATCCTGCCGGCGCCACTTATCCCGTTCGACCGCGACTTTCTCCGCTACAAGAACACGACCAAGGCGAAGCTCGACCAGCTCTTTCAGGAGGGCATCGACTCGTGGCAGGGGGTTGTTGAGCGCGGCGTCAACTTCCTGCGCTCGAAGCTCGGCTGGAAGAAGGACGTGGCGGAGGAGATCGTCGAGGTCGCCAAGGAGAAGACCGGTGGGTAACATGGAGCTCGTGAGGCGAACCGAACGCGAGCGCGTCGCGTACCTCGAGGGCTATCGCGCGGGATCCAAGATTGCGATCGACAAGCTGACGGAGCTCTTAGCCAAGATCGACCGCGAGCTCCTAGCTCTCGGGATCGAGGAGGCGCGTGACGTGACCGAAGAGATCCACACCTCCCCAGGTGGTCGCGGGACGGCCTAGTGGGATCACTTACCTTCGACTTCGAGTGTGAATCCTGCGGGATTGAGTTCGAGCTCGTCGCTTCCTGCGAGCCAGGACAGAAAACTGCGCCATGTCCGGCGTGCGGCGGGGATGCCCGCCAGTTCTACGCGCCCGGCGCCTGGACCACCCACGGCACAGGCATCTTCCGCGCAGGTTACGACGAGGTGCTCGGCGGATATGTCAGCTCGAACCGTGAGCAAGCCGAGCTCGCGCGCCGGCGCGGACTCGTGCGAAAGGAAGATGTGAAGGTTCAGGGACGCCGCGAGTATCCCGACGTTGACCAGTTCGAGAAGGCGCTTTCAGAGTTGAAGCCGTCGGAAGTGCTAGCGCACAAGGAGCGGCGCGAGAAATCGGAGTGGGAGGAGAGATCGGGCTTGCGAGAGCCGCTCGCCGGGGAGTACAACACGGACGAGTGAAAACAGAAGCGCCCGGCCGAAACCGGGCGCCACTGCATCGGCGTCCAACCCGGTTGAGGAGGCTGAACGTGAAAGATAATACCACGTCCCCGCCAACTGTCAAACTCCCCTGGTTCCCATTCTACCCCGCCGACTGGCTCTCTGATTCCAAGGTCGCTTCCATGAACCTTGAGGAGCAGGGGGCCTACCTTCGCTTGCTTTGCTTCTGTTGGCGTGAAGGTCGTATCCCTACCGACCCCAGGTCTATCGCCCGCCTGCTGTCGCTACCCGACGATGACGGTGCTCGATTGTGGTCGGTGCTGGAGCCGTGTTTCACCACCAGCGGCACCAATCCTCGCCTGGAGAGGGAAAGGGAAGCCCAGCAAGAGAAGCGTAAGTTAAGAAGTATTGCAGGGATAGCCGGAAACGAGAAGCGATGGAGTTGCGATCGCAATGCGATCGCAAACGGATCGCAAATCATCGCTAGTCAGAGTCAGAGTCAGAGTCAGAATCAGAGTCAGATAGAGGAGGTACTACAACCATTCCTCACTCTCACGAGTGAGGGGAGTGAGCGGTCCGGGAAAACGGGTGCAAGAACCCGGGAGGTTTCTGCACCGGCTGGCTTCGATGAGTTCTGGGCCGCCTACCCCAAGAAGGTCGGGAAGGGGGATGCGAGGAAGGCGTGGCAGAAGATCCGGCCGTCCCGGGACCTCCTCGAGAAGATCCTTGAGGCCATAGAGAGTCAGCTAGACTCCTGGCAATGGCGGAGGGACTCGGGCCAGTTCATTCCCCACCCGGCCACCTGGCTGAACCAGAGCCGATGGGAGGACGAGCCCGGACCTTCCACGGCGCCAAGCCTCCGCCCGGAGGAGGACGAGTGGCAGCGAGAGAAGCGCCGCCTGCTCGCCATACCCGTCGGAGTCTCCGTCTCCGGCAATGGATCGCACGGGCCGAGCAACCCAGAGCTCGCCCGAAACGCCATCACCAAGGTCCTTGCCGGTATTAGGCCGGACGGGGCAAATTGCCCCAAATAGGTCTTGCAAGTATCGGGCCACAAGGGGTATACGCTCTCCAAAGCGAGCAAGGTTCTATGCCCCGGGGGTCCCTGGTAGTCATGGGGGGCAACGCCGGGATCCCCGGGGCATCACTGGAGAGCGTATGTGGCGCTAGAGATCGACGCCCGGGTAGGCGATCAACGGGGCAAGGAGATCAAGCAGACTCGGGATTCGAGTCCGCTTCGGCAGGTGGTGCTCGCCGACCCCGAGGACGAGCGGGCGATCTGCCAGTGGTCAGACCAGCTCTTCGACATCGCCCACCGCGCCCGCCTCCCCTACCAGGAAGCCTGGAGCGACTTCTACGATTGGGCCCGCGGGAACCAGTGGGATCCCCGCCGGCCACCCTGGCGCTCCCACTTCAAGTCGAACTACATCTTCGCCGCGGTCATGTCCCGCACCGCGGTCCTCACCGACTCCCGCCCGATCATCCGCGCCCGCCCCCGCACCGAGAAAGACCTGGAGATCGTCAAGGAAGAGGTCGATCCGCTCCTCGAGTATCTCTGGGAAGCGCAGCGGATGGATGCCTCCTTCGCCGAGACCGTCTCTGGGTGTGTGATCCTCGGCACCTACTACTTCAAGCCCTATTGGGACCTGACGCTCGCCCAAGGCAAGGGAGACGCTGCCACCTCGATCGTTGATCCCTCGTGCGTCTGGAACGATCCCGGCGGACTCGCGGTCAACGGGCCCGACGGCGGCGAGTACATCTTCCACGTCGAGCCGCGCTCGCTCGAGTGGATCGAGCGCCAATTTCCGGAGACGGGGCACAAGGTCGAGCCCGAAGACATCCCGATGGACTTCTTCGGCGGCGCCCGCACTTTCCGCCGGGCACTCAACCGGATCCCGGTCGATGAGAAGCCGTGGATCCGGAACCTGCCGATCATCGGACCCTTGTTCGGGCGCCGCGGCCAGCAAGCCGACCAACTCGCCGACTCCGACATCCCCCGCGCGCTCGTCTTCGAGCTCTGGATTCGGGATGGCACCGTGGACGGCGACGACGACTCGGGATACCGGGAGCGCTACCCGCGCGGCCGGCGGATCTGCTACGCGAACGGCACGCTCTTGACGCCCGACCTGGAGAGCCAGCAGTCGCCCTACCCGGATGCGCGCTTCCCCTTCGTGCGGTTCCGTAACTACGTCTGGCCCGGCGAGTATTACGGCGGATCGGACGTGGAACAGACGATGCCGATTCAGCAGGAGATGAACCTCGCGCGCGCGCGGATCTCCGACCACATGGCGAACTTCACGAACGGGAAGTGGGTCGTGCAGAAGGGCTCAGGGATCGACACCCAAACTCTCTCCAACTCGCCAACCCAGGTGATTGAGCCCCGCCGAATGGAAATGGTGAAGCGCCTCGAGGGCCTGCCGCTACCCGACGGCCAGATCGCCTTCCTCACGGTCGTCCAGCGCGACTTCGAGAACGTCGGCGCCTACCAGGAGATCAGCCAGGGGCGCGTGCCCGATCGCATCCAGTCGGGGCTCGCGATCCAGGAAGTGAAGGAGGCGGCGCAGTCGCGCGTGCGACTCACCGAGCGCGGGATCAAGGAAGCGCTCGAGGAGTGGGCCGACATGCAGCTCGGGCTCGTGCGCCACTACTACAACGGGAAGCGCGTCGTCTCCGTCACGGACCAGAAGGGGGGCTCGCGGTTCATTACGATCGACCCCGGGCGCATCCCCGAGCGACTCGACTTCGAGGCCACGGTCGGCTCCCAGATTCTCCGCGGCCAGCAGAAGATCAGCAACAACGATGCGATTCAGCTCTTCCAGGCTGGGCTGATCGACCAGCAAGCAGCCCTCGAAGCCATCGACTTCCCGGAAACGAAGTCGCTTGTAGCGCGCACTGACAACGCGAAGGAAACGATCATCAATCTCGTCAAGTCCGACCCGGCGTTCAAGAAGGCGCTCATCGAAGAGCTCCAGGGTGGCCCGGCGCCGGCGGGCCCGAACGGCGGAGCTCCCGCACGGAGGATGTAACGATGTCGTCGAAGGACATGAGTGTTGTCGATCGTGGGGCCAAGGGCGGCCTCACCGAAGGGAAGGGTGAGGGTCGGATCGCGGGCTCTCCTGATGGCGCCCAGGGCGACGAGCTCTCGGGCTTCTGGCCTTGGAAGGAGCCGGGCTCGAAGGGCCAGCAGGGCTCGATCATCGGAAGCCCGATCGGGATCGAGGGCCGCGTCCGGGATGCGATGTCCAAGGGACGCATGGGTGCGATGAAGCGCCGGCTCGGAGGGTAGATGGCAACCGGAACCGCCGCCAATCTCACGGAGGTGTCGATCGTTGATGCGAGAGTCGCCGGGAAGCTGATCGACGTTGACTTCACTGGCGTGCAGGGCGACTCAACGACCACGGTGCGCGTCGTGGGCTCGGACGCCGACGGTGTTGAGATGCCCAAGGGCGTTACGGCCATGAACCTCATGGTTCGCAGCACCAACGCCCCCGGCGGGGCTGCGGGCGACATCACCTACGGCGTGATCGAGATCCTGATCGGGACCGAGTGGTATCAGCTCATCGCGACAGCGGGGGTTCCCGGCACCGCGACGGCCGCGGATTCCGCCGTGGTCAACGCCTTCGCGACCCAGAACGCCGCGTCAGTCGTGCCAACCGCCACGATGGTGCCGTTCGACGCGCCCGCCCTGGCCGGGATCCTTGGGGCTACGAACAACGTCAGCAATTTCGGCTGGCAGTTAGCGTCCCGCGTTCGCATCGCGATCAACGCGACACACCCGGGGTTGCCCGCGGGAAGCGCCAACCTTCACGCCGAGCTCTGGACCATTCCCTATCGCGGAACGACCCGGTGATTCGATGGGCTGCGGCTGCGAGGAGTGCTCGAAGATGCCAGCGCCGAAAGGGTGGAGCCCGGCCCAGAAGGCCAAGCTCAAGCGGTGTGAAGAGAAGGTCGGGGATCGCCCCGGAACGAACAAGTACGCGGTCTGCCGCGCATCGGTGGGTCGCATGAAAGCGATGCGAAAGCGCATCGGGAAGGGGTAGCGATGCCCGAAGGTGGACAGCCCTACGCGCGACCTGGTGTGCAGGTCGAGAACCCATCGGCTCCGCCGGCGGCGAATGGCGGTGGCGCCCCAGCCGCCCCGAAGCGCGCGGGTGGCGCCGGAAGCGCCGTCTCTCTCGTTCCGAAACTCCTCCAGGCGCTCGAGGTGGCGCCCCCCGAGGAGTTCGCGGCAGCGATGGAAGACCTGGCGCAAGGAGTGCAGATGATCGCCGAGCGGAAGTTCGGCGGCCAGATGGGCGGCGGCGCCCCGGCAGCGACACCCCCGGGACCGGGGGCGGGCCTGCCGACCGCTGTACCGTCCGCACCAACACCGCCCGATCAGCGAATGCTGAACGCGGCCTAGGAGGCTTTCACGATGCCTTTAGATCCGAACGCTCCTGGAGGTAACGAGGCCCAGGGCGAGGACGATGAGGTCTACACCCGCGAGCAGGTCGAGGAGCTCATGCAAGAGCGCGACCGCCGCTGGCAAAGTCGGTTGACACCGATCCACCAGGAGCGGGCAGAGCTCCGGCGTCAGAACAATATGCTCGAGGGCCGCCTGGAGGCCGTCGAGCGGACCATCCAGCACCGAGGCAACGCCGCCGCCGAGAACGGTCAGGACGACGACGGCGTGGACTGGAAGGGTCTCGCAGGAGAAGCCGCAGACGATCTCCGAAAGGCCATCGACAAGCGATTCGATGTGCTGGCGCGCAGGAACACGAGGACCCAGCCCGCTGCCGAGCGCGGCGAGGGTCTCTCGCCGACCGAAGAGCGCATGGAGGCGTACCTACTCGCCCAGGAAGAGGAGAAGGTGCGCGGACGTTATCGCGGCATGACCGAGGACGAAATGAGGCAGGTCATTGAGCTCGGCGTTTCGACTGGCAACGGTGATCTGAATTACCTCGCCTTCCAACTCTTCGGTTCGCCCGACGAGTGGAACCGAGGCCGTTCGAGCGCCGATCCAGACGTGGCTCCGCAACGGCGGACTCCGCAACCCGTGCTTGCCGGGCGCGCTCGCGCGCAGGCGGCCGCCCGCTCCCAGAAGATCGTCGAGATCCCTGGAGGAGCGGCCGGCTACCGAGCGGCAGACAAGATCGCGGAGGACTTCCTTCGGAAGCAGGGCCACTCGTAAGGGGAAAGCCTCATGGCTGTCACGATCGACGAAATCTCGGCTCTGACCGAGAAGCTCTATATCAAGCTCATCGCCGACAACGTGTTCAACTCGAACGCATTGCTGGCGCGGATGCACAAGCGCGGGATGAAGACCGACGGTGGGACCGCGATCCACACCCCGCTCATGTACGCGCGCGTCGGGGCCTCGGGAGCGATCCGCGGCTTCGAGGCCATGAACATCGACGCCGACGACCAATTCACCGCGGTGGACTTCGGCTACAAGGAATACTACGCAGCGATCGTCGTATCGCGGCGGGAAGTGCTCCTAAACTCCGGGGTCTCGGCCAAGGTGAAGCATCTCTCGGCGAAGGCGATGGCCGCGGAAATGACTCTCCGCGACATCATGGGCACCGGGCTCCAGTCGGACGGGACCACCACCCGGCTGATCGAAGGGCTCGATGCCGCGACTCAGAACACGACCGTCTACCCCAACACGAACGCCGGCGACGGCTCACTCGGGATCGACCCCTCGGTCGAGACTTGGTGGCAGTCGGGCTTCCGCGGGGCGGCGACGGCGCTGATCGCGGGCGTGACACTCGGCACCGACGGCTCGAACGCCGCTCGGATCTTCCAGGTCTTCACGGGAAGGCTCACCGAGGCGCCCTTCGGACCGACCATCTACATCACGACCCAGGACGGGTTCGATCGCTTCCACGCGGGCACGGTCACGATCTCTCACTCGGGGGTCACGCCGTCCGGCGGGCAGCAATTCACGGACCCCCATCTCGCGTCCCTCGGCTTCGAGACGCTCCTCTTCCGGGGGAAGCCGATCGTTGTCGATTCGCACGTCACGGGGAACCGGATCTTCGGCCTCAACGAGAACTTCCTGGATCTCATGTCGCACGAGGACGAAAACTTCACCTTCTCGCCCTACCGGGAGCCGGTGAACCAGAAGGCGATGGTGGGCTATGTCTTCTGGACCGGGAACCTGGTCTGCAACAACCGCCGCTACCAGGGTCTCATCACGGACTACGCGGCCTAAAGGGCAGCCCAGGGAAAGGAGAAAGAGAAGATGGGTTACGCAGATGTGATTGAGGCCCAGAGCCAAACCGGCGCTGCCGGAGCTCCAGGGGTCAACGCGGCGGCGCGATTGGCGCTCGAAACCGAGACGTGGCTCGTTGCCTCGTCCGCGGGCGGCGCCATCACCGTCACCGACGGCGAGATCATGGCGATCGACACGACCTCACTCGCGGGATCAGTGCGAAGCCGAGTCGCGGTGAGAGCAGCGTCGGCCACGATCGCGATTCCGGTCGGAGTCGCGTTTCTCGACGCTCCGGTGGTGATCCCGCAGACCGCAGTGGCTGGCGACATCATGGTGCCGATCAGGGTCATGCGTCGCGGGTTCCACAACGCGGTTGCCGTGGCAACGGGAGGGGCGGCGAACAACGTCGTCTTCCCGTCGGCCACCGCTGGCCGCGGTTCGGTGCCCGTGGCGACGACCGCACTCGCGGCGGCGAGCGGTCATATCGCCAACTGTGTCGGTGTCACGCTCGGGGCTGCGGCCGCGAACGTGGCGCCGATGTGGGTCTGCTGCCAGTTCGGATAGAAGTGGTCGGGCGAGCGGCGGGGGGCGAGAGCTCTCCGCCGCACCGCTAGACCAGGAGGGACCATGTTCAGATTGCTGATGGGAGCCGATGAATCGGATGCGGCAGACATCACCAAAGACTTCGCGATGGGGTTTTCCGCCTACGCTGCCGAGGAGATTTCCCCGGGACAGACGGTTGCTATGAGCACCGTGGTCCACAATCAGGTGCTCAAGGCAAACTCGAACGACCCGCTCCGCCGAGCAATTTGCGGAATCGCCCTCGAGGGAGCACAGATCGGTGGCTTAACCAAGATTGCAATGTACGGGCGGGTCGCCGCGGCCGAGGTTGTGCCCGGAGCCTTAAAGGGGAGTCAGCTCTCCACGACGGCGACGGATGGCGCTATTTCGTCCACGCCCGGCGTGGGTGCTCCGCGTGCCATTGCTACGGCACTCGCCGACGAGGCGGGAGGCGCCGCTCCGGTCTGGATTGGGCCGAGCGCGGCATAGGAGATAACAATGTCAGCCGAACCGGCAATCGGGGTTGCAAAGCGTGTGGGCCAGCTTCTCATCCCACAGGACATCAACGACGAGACCGGGGGATCACAGGAGGAGTTCTGGGCGGTCACGACCCAGGCAGTCGTATCCGGCAACGTCCTGTGCAAGAACATCACGAATCCGCGCCTCGTAACGCTGGCGTTCGGCGTGGTCGGAGCTGGATCGCTGCAAATCGTTTGCGGGGTTGCGCTCACCGACGCCGCAGCGGGCGAAAAGGTCAAGATCCTACGACGAGGGATCCACCCCGGGGTGATCTATGACGTGGCGGGCAGCGCCGGCTCCGCCGCGATGGTGGAAGCTACGGCCCCAGGAAGAGCGACACCGATCACGGGCGGAACGGTCACGGCCGCTCATCTCATGGTTGGAATTCAGCTCGAGACCGCCGTGGCATCGCCCGTGCTGCTCAAGGCATCAACCTTCGTTTCGGCGTACTTCTAAATGGCGGCGACGGCCTCGATCGTGCTTCTTGGGAAGCGCTGGGTGCCGGTCTCTCCGGAGCGGCGGGCGCTCGTTCTCGACGTGCGCTTCGACATCCTCGACCCCGAGCCCGTCTTCCAGCTCGGGCAGGAGATCCGCTATGCGCCCGCGGCCTTTGCGGGTATGACGGCGATCCAGGCGCAGACGGCGATCCTTACGACCGGGATAGGAGGACACCCCGGACTCAAAACGATCGCGCTCGACTTGCTCGAGGACTGGAATCAGGCGGTAGCGATCCGCCAGCTCACCTTCCCAATCGTCTTTAACCCATGAGGTGGCGGTGGCGACGTGGCGCGGGTCGATTCTCGAAGCGAAGGAGATCGTGGGTCGCCAACGCATCCTTGGCTTCCGGCTTCTCGTGCGCTTCGAGGTGCTCGACGCGGCCGTGCCCGTCCACCTGATCGAGGAAGCCTGGAACTACGACATCGACTGGTTCAATGGCCTGACGCTCGCCCAGATCCGCACGATGGTGCTCGACCAGGGCGGGCCGACCAAGCTCCTCGATCCGCCTGCGCCCCCGGGCACGCGCACCGCTCCCCTTCCGCCGCCGCTTCGTGCCCGCGGCGCCGCCGTGTTGCAAGAGTGGCTCGACGCCGGGGGCCCCCTTACGCTTCTCGGCGCCATCTCGTTTCCGCTCCGAATTGCGGTGCCATGAGCTTCGCTGCGGGCCACAACCCGACGAACCTCGATGGCTTCGAGTGGAACGACCTCGCGGGAACGAAGAACGACGAGCTCGCTTCGGGTGGCACGGCCACAATCTCAACGTCGCCGGTACACGCGGGATTACGCGCGCTTCAGATCGCACCCCTCGGGTCCGCGAGCTTCTGCGAGGCTCCGTTTCGGTTCAACGTTGATGGTTCGATCAACGGCACCTCGGACTTCGACTACTGCGTTCCCAGGTTCTACGCCTACAAGGTCTTCAACTTCATGGCCGGCGCCCAGGTCGGAGTGTTCTACACGCTCTGCGATGGCGCTCCGGGCGCCGTGACCGACCGCTACTGGCTCGAGATCACTGCCACCGATAAGGTGCAGCTCGTGAGCGGCGCCGGCGTGCTGGCCGGCCCCTCCACCACGTCAATCTCCACGAGCGGAACGCTCATCGAAGTGTTCTCGGGACAAACGCAGGTCCAGGTGCGGTTGAACGGCACCGAGCTCCTCACCGCCGCGGGCGCCTTCCCTGATCTTGATTCGTGCATGTTCGGGAGCCGGGCAGCCGTTGCCGGCGGCTACATCCTCAACATCGACGACTTCATTGTCGAGACCTCCAACAGCGCGACCGCGGTGGACTGGCCGGGTCCGGGCCAGATCGCCCGGCTGGCGCAGGACTCCGACGTGCTCGACGGCAGCTTCCTCAATGAAGCCGCGAGCAACGTCAATATGTACCAGTCGATCGACGAAACCGCTCCCCCGGATGGCGACACCACCTATATCCGCGGGAACATCTCGCACGACGCTTTCCGCTCGGGCTTCCAGACGGCGGCGGCCGCTGGCATCTCCGGGACCATCGCCGCCGTCAAGGTGCAGACGCGCGCGCGGAACGAGTCCACGTCCCCGAGCTTCGAGACGCGCGTGCGCTCGACTGCCGGCACGGACGTGGACACCACGGGGCAGAACTTCACCGTCGCCTACATTGCACGCCAGTCCGTGGTCCACAAGAGCCCTCCCGGAACAACCGCCGATTGGGCCACGGCCGACATTGACGCGCTCGAGGTGGGCGGGCGCATCGGCGCCAACGTGAACGCCTTCGTGCGCGTCACGGAACAGGTCGCCCAGGTGGACTACAACACCGGCGTCTCGCCCGCGCTCTTTTCCGCGCAGGTGAACCCGTCCATCCTTGGCGGTAAGCACGGCCTCTTGAACACGGCGACGGTGGGCGCATGAGTGCCGTCTCGATCCACCTGCGGCGACTCGGAGACACCCTCCGGGTCTATGCCCAATTCGTCAACACGACGGGATCGGCCGCGGCCGCCACGTCCGTCGCCTGGCGCATCTACAAGGAGAACGACGGCACGGCCGTGGACAGCGGCACCATGACCGCGATCGACGGCACGAACGCCCTTGGCCTCTACTACAACACCGCGACCATCACCATGTCGGGGGGAAACTATCTCGACGAGACCGAGTACGTCGTGCGCGTTACCGGCACGATCGACGGCGAGACCCCGGCGGCAATCGCCCCCTTCCGCATTGGCTTCGACGGCCCGATCCTCGCGCGCGGGACCGCGGACTCGGGATCGACGACGACCGTGGTGGACACGGAGCGCACGGAGGCCGATACCGACTACTGGAAAGACCAGGTGATCCTTTTCACGTCGGGGACGATCAAGGGCCAGGCGCGGCGCATCACGGCCTTCAACGCTGGCACCGACACCATCACCTTCACGCCCGTGACCACCCAGGCCGTGGGCACCAACACCTACGTCATTATCGCCGCCAGCGGGCGGCAGTCGGTGGACCTCGTTTCGATCGACGGTCAACTGACGGCCGGCAACAACGCGACCCTCTTCCTAAAGCAGCTCAATGTCGTGAACTCGGCGGGCGATGCCGTCGTCGCGCAATCGACGGGGAGCAATGGACACGGCATGAACATCGCCGGCAATGGTGACGGACACGGGGCCTTCTTGAAGAGCGGGATCAACGCCGGCGCGCGCGCGCTCCTCTTGGATGGCGAGGGCTCAGCCGACTACGCGCTCGAAGTCAAGGGGGCGGCGAGCAATAACGCGGCGCTCTTCAACGGCGGGAACGGATCGGGCGGTCAACTGACGATCGGCGAGACAACCGGGCGGGTGCTGGGCCTGACCGCGACCTCCTCCGTGCCGGCAATCGACATCTCGGGCGGTGGCGCCACCCAGGGCGCCGTCCACATCCAGGGCAACACGGGCCTGACGGATGCGCCCGGCATGACGATCTTCGGTGGAGACGGCAAGGCCGGGCTCGTTGTCCTTGGCGGGAACGGAAGCGGGAACGCGCCGGGCGCCATCTTCACCGGCCAGGGGACCGAGCCGGGCGTTGACTTCGTTGGCGGCGCTTCGGGTGGCGACGGTGCGCGCGCGACCGGCGGCTCGGGCGGACACGGCTACCACGGCCGCGGCGGCGCGGTGAACGGCGCTGGAGCTCGCTTTGCCGCACAGGCGGGCAATGCCCCCGGGCTCGAGCTCCAGGGCGTCGGGGCCAGTGCGGGGCTTCGCTCGGTTGGTGGTGCCGCGGATGGCGATGGCGCCGTGTTCCAAGCTCAGGGCTCGGGCAATGCGATCGAGGCGCTCGTGGTCACGGGCGAGCCCCTTTCCCAGAACATCGAGGACCAGCTCGCCGGCACCCTCACGCCCGTGACAATCGCGCTGGCCGTCTGGGACGAGCTCCTCTCGGTCCACGGCAACGTGGGGTCGGCCGGGCTGATCGTGCGCGACACGTTCAAGATTGCTCGCAACCGGCTCCTCATCGACGAGAACACGAACACCTATACGATCTTCGACGACGACGGCACGACCCCGCTCTTCGTTTGGAATCTGAAGGATGCGAACTCGAACCCGACCTTCTCCGATCTCTTCGAGCGGGAGCCGGTATGAGCGTCACGACCGGCTTCATCGTGGTCTACGGGATGGGGAAGCGCTTGATCGCAACCCAGGGATACGGCGGCAGGGCTTCCGTGTTCTCGCCGTGGGAGGAGTCGGTCTGCCAGGCGGCCCCCGGCGGCTGGGACGAGGCGACCGGCCCCGATGCGCCCTGGACGGAAGGAGTGGCCCCGGAGACGGCCTGGACCGAAGATTCGGCGCCGGTTTCCACCTGGAACTCGACGGGAGGAGCTTCCCCCGTTTGGTCAGAGGAGTCGGCGCCGTCTACCTCCTGGAGCACGAACGCGAGCCCCGCGGATCCGACGTGGGCCGAAGGCGCGGCGCCCGCGACGACATGGGACGAGGACGCAGTGCCCGATACGACATGGACCGGGAGTGCGCCGCCGGCGACGACATGGGGTGAGGCGTCGGCGCCGGCGACCACCTGGAAGAAGGGAAGCTAGATGCCACCGCTCGCGCTCACGACCGAAGAAATGATCGCCGAAACCCGGGCCGGACTCCACGAGCCCTCCGAGGGATTCATCTCGGACGAGGAAATCACGCGCTGGCTCAACTTCGCCCTCCTCGACATCGTGACTCGGACCCGGATCCTCACCTCTGACGTGAAGACGGACTCGGCCGTCGGCCAGAAGAAGTACGGCCTGCCATCCGACTTCATGCTCGTCGAAAAGCTCTTCTACCAGAACCTCGAGCTCGTGCCCCTCGACATCCACCAGCTCTTGACGGTCGGAGATCATTCGAGCCTCGATCAGCAGGCGGCACAGCCCGAGCACTACTACATCCGCGGCGCCCAGAACTCGCCCCTCTGCCTCCATCTCTGGAAGGTGCCATCGACGCTGATCGTGGACGCAATCCACCTCTTCTACGTCGCGAAGCCGGACGCCATGATCGCGGGCTCGACCTTCCCGCTCTCGAGCGAATGGGCTTACGCGGCCATCCTCTGGGCGACGGCTCGAGGCCACCGAAAGCAACGTCAACTCCCCGATGCGAAGGCGTGCATGGACGAGTACCAAGACCTCGTGGCCGAGGCCGAGAGCCGGCGGAACATGAGCCATCAGATTGACCGGCCGGTCGAGATGAACGATGCGCGGGTCTGGGATCGGAACCGCTACCCGAGGACCTGGTGAAACTCGACTTCCTCAAATCCTTCACCGACTTCTCCGACGGGGCCAACTCCGACGCCTCGACCTTTTCAATCAAGGAGTCGGAGCTCGCGCTCCTCGACGAGAACGACCAGATCCTCACGAAGAACGTGCGCGTCGATCCCTTGGGCCCGATCCGCGGCCGTCTCGGTACTGCCCTCTTGAACAACGCCGCCGGCTACGATGTCGCGGGCGCCGGAGTTATCAACTTCCCGATCAAGCTCCTCCACCGCTACTACCGCCAGGACCAGGCGCACAAGATCGTCATGTGCGCCAACACCCGATGCTTCTACGTCACGACCTCCGACTTCGTGAACCCGGTCAACATCCCGCCGCAGGGCGGAGCAGCGACCGATCCCGCTTTCGCCAACACGCTGAATCAGACCGACGTGAACGTGCTCTGGCAGGCGATCACGCTGAAGGATTGGGTCTACATGGCCTCCCCGCTCTCGCTGCCGCGGCGGACCGACGGGGCTTTCGTCTACTACGTCGGCGAGCCTCCGACCGCCGTGACGACGGGCCCCTCGGGCGGCGCTGGCACCGTGCCTGCCGGGACCTACTATTACGTTCTCACGCGGGTCTATCGGGACGGCCTCGGAGAGAGCCCCGTGTCGGCGGAGTTCTCTTTCGTGCTCGGCGCCCCGGGTTCGATCAACCACACGCTCCCCGCGCTCGAGCGCGCCGACCAGACCGGGTGGAACCTCTACCGCTCGTTCGTGAATCAGCCCCCCGACGCCGCGGGTTTTCACGGTCCATACTTCTTGGTCAACGCAATCCCACTGCCCCCGGGCGTCTTCAACGATGCGCTCCTGGAAGGCGGTCTCGGAAGTCGCGTGGACACGACCCGGCTCCAGCCCTTCGCGTCGGCGACGATCGAGGAGCACCAGGAGCGGGTCTTCCTCGCGCGCGTGACCGAGAATCTCGCGAGCCCCCAGCGCTTCTACGTCGATGTCCAGTTCTCGGACTCGAACCGCCCCGACCAATTCCCGGCGGAGTTCCGACTCCGGTGCCCGAACCCCGGCGGCGAACCGATCACGGGCATGAAGAGCTTTCAGGGCGTCCTCTACATCTTCACCATGAACAACATCTTCGCGGTTCTCGGCACCGGCCAGGAGCGCGGCGCGCGGGTCCTGATCCCGGACTACCGGATGATCCGGCTCGCCCACGGTCCGGGCGCCATGAGCCAGCGGGTCATTCAAGAGCTGAACGGCATTATTTACTTCGCCAACAAGCGAGACATCTGGGCGCTCGCGAACAACCAGCTCCGACCGATCACCGAGTACCGCACCCGGCGCTTCCTTCGCCGCACGCTCGATCCGGCGATCGCGACCTTGGCGGTCGGGGCGATCACCACGAACCAGTACCGCGTTACCTACCCGAAGCGCGGCGGCACGGGGCTCCCAGAGCTGACACTCATCTACGACGTGCAGGCCAACGCCTTCATCCCGGACGACGGCTACACGGCCCAGAGCTACACCTTCATGGACGGCGAGGCGGACGACAACGAGCTCCTCCTGACGCCGGCGGAGAATAAGTCGCTCCTCCTCCGGGCCGACTCCGGGAACACCGACTACTCGGCAGCGCTCGCCGGCGTCCAGTCGATCCGGCGAGTCTTCCGCACCAAGGACTTCTCGTTCGGGCGAGACGAAGGCGATTGGTGCTCACACCAGTTTTTGGAGCTCGAGGGTGCTACGACCGACGCCACAGTGCAGGTCACGATTCATCTCGACCGGGATCGGGCATCTCTTTTGGTCTCGACCTTCCAGTTCACGCCCGCCGGCGCGAATTGGGACGAGGTGCGCTGGGACGAGTTCGATTGGGCATCCGGCGGGCTCTTCACGAAGCCTATCTCGCTCCCACAGGCGGCGAAGTCCGAGCGGCTCGCGGTCGAGGTGGAGCAGTTCGAGGCAGAAAACCCCTTCGACATCGAGCGTCTAACGCTCGGCGGTCAGTACAGTGGCCCGCGGAAGACGGCGGGCGGGAGTTAGCACATGGGAAACGTCACGCTGCCGCATCCGCTCAGCGCCAACACCAAGGCGCGGGGATCGGAGGTGCTCGCGAACGACCAGGCGATCACCGCCCAGGTCAACGCGAACCTGGACGATTCCAACTACAAGAACGCCGGGATGACGCTCTCGTCGAAGGCCGTGCCCGGGAGCGCAACCAACACGGTGCTCGGCGCCGACTCGGTGAGCCAGGAAAAGGTGGCGGACCAGGCGATTCAGGCCGAGCACCTGAAGAACGACTCGGGCCTCCCGCCCACCGGGATCGGCGCCCCGCGGAACGAGCTCTTCTCCGAATCGGACCAGGCGGCCATCACGAACGTCGTGGCCGGCCGGCAGCAGCAGGGCGGGAAGACGGTCTGGGCTTACTTCAAGCTGACGGCGGCGGACACCGCCATCGTGATCGACGACTCGATCGACTGGCGGCGCCGGATCATCCGCATCACGCTCTGGGTGTTCGGCCATTCTGGGGCCTCGGGATTGGTGCTCCCGAACGGCGCCAGCGACAACGCGGCCGCGGCGGCCGCATGGAACGCAACGATCGCAGCGTTCGGTGGCATCAACACCGGACTGTTCTACTCGGAAGCCGGGCGAGTCGATGCGGGAACGCCGCAACCCGTGCTCTTCACCGGCTGGGTGGTCACGGCCAACACTGCCCTCCAGTGGTACGCGCTCGACACCAACGGGGCCTTGAAGTGCAAGTCGAACAGCTCCCTCAACGGCAATGCCGAGCTCAATGTGTACGCGGAGATCAACTGCTCTCCCTACATCGGAGTGTAAGTGGCGAGGACTGAAACCAAGATCGCTCTCCCGGGAGACCCGGCAACCGACCCGGCCGGACCGGCGGGCGCCCAGAGCCTCTCGGATGAGAACCTGGCGCGCGGCGGGGTCATGGGACTCGGGTACGTTCCCCACGGTCTCGCGAAGGACAACCCGGATCGCCGGGTGGGTGCCCTCGATGCAGAGTATGTCGTCTTCACGACCAACGGCGCGACGGACGTGCCCGTGCCGCATCTTCTCGGGCGGGTGCCGCGGCGCTTCGTGCTCGTGAACGGCCCGCCAGGAGTGAACGTGCAGGTTTTCCGGGGGGCGACCGCGTGGACCGATTCCCGGGTCTACTTCCGGGCCTCCACGACGGGTGATAAGGTGACGGTCGAGATCGGAGGTGGGTGATGCCTGAGAAGTGTTACGGAGCCGGTGGGCGCCGGATTCCTTGCCCTCCCGGACACGAGGACGAAGGCGGGCTCGTCACGCCGGCAGCCCAGCACGAGGAGGAGCTCTTCGGCGAAGGGGTCGTCGTCCAGACGCCGGACGATTCTCTTCGTCGTCAGGGACGGATCGCCGAGAACAACGCGCAGCAGTTGCAGCGCCAGTTTCTCGAGGAAGAGCTCTCGCGGATCCGCGTCGGGAGCTCGGCGCTCCGCGATCGCGCCGAGGGTATCCTCACGCTCGGGCGGCGGAACATCCGGGAGCAGGAGCGGATCCGACTCGGACAGGCGGAGTCGGGGCTCTCGGCGATCCAGCTCTCCGAGTCGGGTCTCGGGGAGCGCGTGCGGCGAGCAGAGCGGGAGACGACGGCCTTCGCCGAGGCGGACCTCGAGAGCCGGGTGCGGATCGAGGAAATGGGCGAGACCTTCAAGGCCGAGCAGTCGGCGATCGAGCGGCTCTATCAGAGCGGCGAAGCGAATCTCGCCTATCTGCGCCAGGTGAGACTCATCGGGATCCAGGCTCAGTACGCGCGCGAGCTGGCCGAGCTCGAATCGGGCAACGCCTTCTTCGGAGCGATCGGAGAAGCCGTCTCGACCATCGCCTCGATCGCTCTCTATTCAACGAACCCCGGCGGCATCTTCGGGGCGAGGTAATACGATGGCCGGGAAGCTCGCTTTCGCCGCCGGTTTCGCCAGGGGCGCGCAGAATGTGACGGGGCTCCTCTTCCAGAAGCGCCTCCGAGAGAAGGAGGCCGAGGCCGAGGAACAGCGGAAGATCGACGCCGAGAACCGTCTCTTCGGTCGCCAGCAGGACATCACCGCCGAGGAGCGCCAGGCGGAGAAGGAGAAGGAGGAGCGCATCCACGCGCGCGGCTTCCTCGAACGCTACGGGATCACGCCCGGAGCCGCCGCCCCGCTAGGCCCCGGTGAGCAGGGCCCGACCCCGGCGGGGCCCGCAGACATCGCCAAGTCGATCCAGGGTGCGCCCGCCTTCCTTGCCCAGAAGGCGGAGACCGAGACCGCGGAGAAGATCCGCACCGACGAGAACATCCGCCAGGCCCAGGCGGTCGCCTCGATCGAGAAGACGCTCACGGTTGCCGATCAGCTCCGGCTCGCGGGCGACATCCAGAAAGCCTACGCCGACGCCTACGACCAGATCGACGCCGCGATCGCTTCGGGTGGTGAAGGCGCCCGGGTTCTCGACCAGTATCGCCCAGAGGGTGGAAACGACCTCCAGGCGCGCATGGCGGCGGCCACAGCGATCGCCAAGCCCGTCGTCGATCAGATGCTCGCGCTCGTGCCGCCCGAGCTCTCCGCCCGGATTCGGGGCTCCGAGGGCACGAACTTGGCCGGCGTCGAGACGATCCGGCTCGGGGTCCAGGACGCGCTCGACCTGTACGACGACCCGCTCAAGGCGCGAGCGGCGCTCGAGGAGGGCAAGGCCGAGCTCGTGAAGCTCGGAGCGACCTTCACGCCCGAAGAGCTCGCGCGCTTCGAGGCGGCGATTGCCGAGAAGGAGATCCGGGCTGCCGCGAATCCGCCCCCACCGCCACCCATCCCGATCGTCCGGGGCGGGCTCCCGAACATCGGAGCCGCCACCGTCCGGGCCGGCGGGGGTGCCGTGGGAGCCGTCCAGGGAGCGCTCGGGATAGCGGCGCCGGCCGCCCCGCTCCTCCATCGACTGGCCGGCGGAGCGGCGCGCGGGCGGGAGCCGGCTTTCGGCCCTCAAGCCAAGCCGAAAAAGGAGAAGGGGCGATCCCAGGTGAAGACGATCAACCCCCAGGAGGAGCGGCTCGCGGCCCTCAAGGCCGAGGAGGCCACCCTCCTCTCACGCGCCCGCCAGGACTTGGCGCTCGGCGGCGCCATCCGCACGGAGATCGAGCAGGAGCTCCGCCGGGTCCAGATCGAGATCACCCGCCTCGGTGGTCTCCCGGCCCGGCTTGAGCAAACCGCTGGAGCCCCGTAGTGCCACCGAAGGCCGCAACCGCGACTCAGGACCCGGAGGAGGAGCTTTCCCCTCTCCAGGAGGCCATCCGGCGGCGCCAGGAGGGCATCCGTGGGGGCCGGCCGGCCGGACCGCCCGCAACCGGACAGCCGCCGAGCCCGCTCCAGGAGGCAATCCTCCGCCGGCGGACAGGATTCGGGTCGCCACCCCAGGCGGTTCGACCCACCGAGTCGCCCTTGGGTCGCGGGGTCCGCCGGAACCTGGTCGCCGGACTCGAGAAGGGCCTGGACTTCATCGCCCGCTCGGAATACGCCTCCGCCTCCGCCTTCCGAACGCTCCTCCGCGAGACCCCCGAAGAGGCGGCCGAGGCGGCCACCCAGGGATTGCTCGGGAAGTCGAAGATCAGCTACCTCGACATCGCCGCCGAGGACTTCGGGCTCTCGACCGAGCCCTTCTTCACCATCCCGAACTTCCGCCCGGTCCCGGACTTCGTAGAGCACATCGCCCGCGGCGTCCTGACGCCCGCCGGCGTCACGGGCTTCGCCTTGGGGATGGTTCTCGATCCGCTCTCGTGGGTCGGGGTCGGACTCCTCACGAAGAGCGGGCGCCTGGCCGAGCTCCGCCGGGCGGCCACGATCGCGAAGAAGCCGTTTCCCCAGGTCGGCAAGGCCGGGAAGCTCGTCTATCCGCAGGGCTCGGTGATCGAGGAGGGCTCGAAACTCGCCCGCGAGCTCGAGGCGCACTTCGCCCGCACGGGAGAGATCCCCGCGGAGCTAGCCGATGCGGTCGCACTCCAATCCCGCGCCGGCCACCGGGCGCTCCTCCAGGTCACGGCTCCGGTGATTCCCTTCACGCCGCTCCGGGGCCAACTGATCGCCAAGATTCCGGGCATCGGCGGCGGCCGGCCGGTGTTCGAGGCCGCGACCGCGCTCCGAAACCTGATCACCCACCGTGCCCCCCAGGTGAACAGGGTGCTCGGGTACTTCTCCAACTTCGGGATCCCCGCGTGGACGATCGACAACTTCGCGCGCGCGTCGGCCGATGAGAACGTTCGGGGCTTCCGGGCCGCGCGCCGGCTGGAGCAAGTCGCGAAGGAGCTGAAGGTCGGCGAAGGCGGGTGGAAGGATCGGATGCGGACCATGACCGAAGCGGTCGAGTCCGTCGAACCGATCACCCAGGAGCGATTCGAGCTCATCACCCGCTCCGTGCCGATCGAGAGCCGCGTCTTGGGGACGCTCCGCTTCGCCGAGAACGCAATCGACGAGGCGACCGGCAAGACCGTCCTCCAGGCCGACGCGCTCGAGCTCCAGATGCTCCGCGAGCGGCTCGGGCTCCAACCGAATCAGCGGCTCGCGCGGGTCGAGGTGCTCGGGCAGGAAGCGGTCCACACTCCGAAGTTTCCGCTCTCGTTCGAGTACGGCGCCGGCGAGACCGGGCGCGGACTCTTCGCCCGCAATCTCGAGTCGCTCCAAGAAGACGCCTCCTTCCTCGCGCTCGAGTTCTTTCCGCGGCCCGGGCAGGCCGATGCGTTCGTCCCGACTCACTTCAGCGGCGAAGGTGTCAACCGGGTCCTGATCGACCTGGACTTCTCGGGGCGCGCCGAAGCAATCGACGCCCAGATCCGGGAGATCGTCGCCCGCATCCCGAAAATGACGACGGCCGAGCGCGCCGAAGCGGCAAAGATCCTCGACGGACTTACGGGTGCCCGCCAGCGCGCACTCGGGGACGCTCCGGCCCGCCATCGCCCGTGGCGCGCGTCGCTCATCCGCCGGAACGCCGCGACCGGCGCCTCGGAGACCGTGAACGTCCTTCACGCGCCCACGCTCCAGGAGGTCTACAACGAGATCCTCGGCCCCATGACGACGGGGATGGAGCGCCAGGTTGCGGGCCAGATTGCCTTCCTCGACGACCAGATGATCGAGCAGGCGAAGCGCATGGCGCGCCGCCAGAACCGCTACCAGAAGCTCATGTCCGCGCGCGCCCGCGACGCCGCGCGCTTCGACGACTCGGTGAAGGTCAGGGAGCGGATCGTCAAGCAGGAGCGGAAGGAAGAGTTCGACGCGCTCGAGCAGTTCATGCAGACGGTCCGGGAGTACGGGAAGATCCCCGACTTGATGGGCGACGAATGGAAGCGACTCGACACCGCCTATCTCGAGTACGCCGGGAAGGCGGGGCGGCCGGCGGAGTCGATCCTGCGACAGCTCGGGCCCGAAGACCAGATCCGAACCGGGCGCGCGGGCGAGGACATTGGAGCGCTCCGCCAGCGGATTCTGGGGGAGCTCGCCGAGCGCCTCGAGATCGAGCCGGACGGGCTTTCGAGCGCCACGGAAATGATGGCGTATTTCGTTCGCGACTTCACCGAGCGCGCGCGCCTCTGGACCAAGGAATCGCCGTGGCTCGAGGCCAAGAATCAGCTCGTGAACGAGATGGATCCCTCGTGGATGCGGCTCGAACGCGCCGACCGGCTCCTGGTGAAGCTCGGGCTCAAGGAAGACGTGCGAAAGGGATCGCTCCGCGGCAAGCTCGCCGAGCAAGCGCGCCGCCGGCAGACTCGCGAGCTCGCCAGGGGCGCGGCGGTCGAGATCCCCGAGCATCGGGCGATCGAGACGAAGACGATCGGCCCTTCAGGGTTCACGAAAGAAGTGCTCCCGAAAGCAGCGGCCGAGATCGAGGAGATGAAGGTCTGGCAGGAGGTCCTGCCGCGCTTCTCGAACCTGCCCGACGACATCCGGCGCGCCGCGGTCGCAATGGAAGCCTTCTATGCCGAGTACGCCCGCCAACTGATCCCGCGCGGCGGTATCCAGGGCATCATCCCCGGCTACATCCATCATGCGCGCTACGATTCGATCGACCGCCTGAAGAAGATCGCCGCGTTCACGCGGATCGCGAAGAACACGCCGATCGAGATTCGGAAGCCGGGGTTTGGGCGCCACCGGACGATCCAGGAAGGTATCCACGAGATCAACGACCGCCTGAATCGCGAGTTCTTCCTCACGGACGTGCTCTCGGCCTCGGCGCTCTACGCGAAGGAAGCCAACCGCTTCATCGCCACCCACGACTTCGTGAACCGCACCCTCAATCGGCTCCTGGAGGACGGCGCCGCCTACACGGTGGACGCGCGGAGAGTGAACGTCGCGCAGCTCGACCCCCGGATGGGGCTCTACTTCCCTCGCGGGCGGATGTCGTTCTTTCCCACGAAGACGATTCCCTACTCGCGCATCTCGAAGGAATCCCGCGACTTCATCCAGCACGGCGGGGTCCCGAAGGACGGGAAGGTCCTCATCGAGATCAAGCCGGGCGACATTCGAACGATGATCGGCGTCACGACGAGCGTGCCGGCGATCGTCATGCCGAAGGAGATCGCCGACTTCCTCAATCGGGCGAACGCGCTCTATCAGCGCCCCGAAGGGCTCTCGGCGATCCGAGACCTGATTCTCGGGGTCCGAAACGTCTGGGTGCGCTGGACTCTCTTCCCGTTCGCGGGCTACCACATCCGAAACGCGGTCGGGAACGTCCTCAACAACCTCTTCCGCGGCCTCACGGATCCGCTGCGCTACGAGCAAGCCTATCTCGTGCAGACGGGCAAGGACTTCGCGCTCCAGTCGATTGCGGGCGCGCCCATGACCGCCAACATGATCCGCAACGAGGCGATGCAGCACGGCGTTGTGGGGGCAGGATTCTGGACCGGGATCGCGGGCCCCGCGTCCGCCCTCGACGACCAGATCCGCAAGGGCTTCGGCTCGAAGACGGGCTGGCGGGCGGCTCTCGACAAGTACGGGCCATCGGGATTCATTCAAGCGGCGATGTCGGTCGCGGAGAAGGTCGAGAACAACGCCCGGCTCGCCCTCTACATCGAACGCCGGATGCTCGGGGACACCCCGGAGCTCGCCTCCCGCATGGTCCGGGAGACGCTCTTCGACTCGACGAGCGCCGTTCCATTCGACCGCTTCACCCGCTCCTATATCGCGCCCTTCTGGAATTGGACCCGGAACAACATCCCCTTCCAGGTGAAGATGCTCCTCCAGCACCCGACGCACTTCGCCTCGATCGAGCGCATCAACCGGCTCATTCAAGCCTCGAGCGACCCCGCAGTCGAGGTGCTCCCGCAGTGGATGCACGAAGGGCTCCCGGTCAGGCTCTTCGAGACTCCCGACAAGCGGGGGGAGTTCCGTTACTTCATCCTCCGAAACTGGCTCCCACCGGCGGACCTTCAAGTTCTCTTCGGCGATCCGCTCCACTCGGCGATGTCGATGCTCGCCCCCTGGCTGCGCGTGCCGATCGAGCGGAAGGCCAACTATTCCTTCTATTTCCGCCGGCCGATCGAGACGATCGGGGGCCAGTACGGGCGCTTCTTGCGGATGGACATGCGCCGGCGCGACATCGAAATCCTGCGCTCGGTCGCAGTTCTCGCCGCCGTGGACAACATCCTCGGCCCCGGCGACAACTTCCGGCAGGACCACTACCTCGAGCCGAACGTGTGGAGCCGGGTACTGGCGAGCCGCGTGGGCATCGGGAAGCTCTACCGGGTGGACTTGCTTCGAGAGCAGGAGATTGCCAGGAACCAGCAGGAGCGGCTCATCCGGGAGCTGAAGATCGCTCGCAAGCGCGCCCAGCGGGCGGGCGACCAGGCGACGATGCGCCACCTGTCCGAGCGGATCCGGCAGGAAGAGGCACGCGTACCGACCTATGTGCGGGCGCTGCCGCTAGCGATCCCGCCGGCGGAGTTCTAGGTTGACGCTCGAGCAGTTCTGGAGCCGGGTGTTCAACCTGTGCATCAAGTTCAATGGATCCTGGACCTCGGGGCTCAGGACCAGGAAGCGCAACCGGCTCAAGGGCGGTCACGAGCTCAGTCGCCACCAATCGGGCTACGCAATGGACGTGGTGCTCGACGACATGCGGGACGATAACGTTCACGCCTTCACTGAGGCGGCGGAGATGATCGACATTCGAGTGGTGGACGAGCGGGACAAGGGGCACCTGCACCTTCAGCCCACGAACACGGACATTGGGAGGGTGTATCCGTGACGGCACGGAGCGAGCAGTGGAGCTGGGTGAGCCTGCGGGAGCACCTCGAGGAGATCATCAAGTTGCGATTCAATGCCATGGACGCAGCGGTGAAGCTCGCGGCGGCGATGGAGACCGAGCGCCACAAGGAGCGGTGGTCAGAGCTCGCCGCGCATCTCAAGGAGCTCAACAACTCGCATGAGAAGGCCCGCGAGAAGGAGGCTGATTTCGTGCCACGCGACACGCTTCGACTCCAGCTCGAGAAGATCGACGAGCGCATCAAGTCGCTCGAGCGGGTGGCGGCGGCCGCGATCGCTTTGGCGGCGGCGCTGCCACTCTTGCTTAAATACTTCGTAAAACCATAAGGAGTTTGAAAATGGACGAGCTGCTGTTCTTCCCGATGTGGATGCTAGCGGCGCTGCCGCCAGTCATCAATGTGCTGAAAACGTGGGTTCCTACGCTCTGGCGCGAATTATTGGCCGGGGTCATTGCCACGATCGCCACGGCCTACGTTATCATCACCACGGATCTCACGCTCCAGCCGGGCATCACCGAGGGATGGATTCTCTTCCTCCTCCTTACGGGCACGCGAGCGACAGTCACGGGCGCCGGCCATGTGGTCACGGCCTTTCAGCATAAGGTTCCGCTCTACACGACCAAGGGGGCAGAGATTCGTGCGGCACAGCGGCTCGGGATTTTCCTCCTGATCGCCGGGGCGGCAACCGCGAGCACGATTGCGTGGGCGCAGGATTCGCTCGCCGTGGCAACGCCGGCGCCGGCCGAGCAAGAGCCTGCGGGCATGAACGGAATCATGGTGCTCCTGATCTCGCAGGCCGTGTCGCGGCTCGTGGGCTGGATCTGGGGCAAACTACGCGACAAGGACTAGGGGGGGAGTAATGGACGACCGCCACCTGATGTGGTATCTTCGCCGCATCGACAGGAAGCTCAACGCCTTGCTGATAAGGGGGTTTCTACAAATGGCTACTCTTGCTGAACTGACCATCCAGGTCCAAAAGAACGCTGACGTGGAGCAGTCCGCGATCATCCTGATTCAAGGTATCGCCCAGGCGCTCAAGGACGCGATCGCAGCGAACGATCCGGCCAAGATCGCCGAGCTCCAGGCGCAACTCGCGACCAGTGCGGATGCTTTGGCGGCGGCTGTCGTGGCCGGCACGTCCGAGGGGCCTCCGCCGCCTTCGGCCCGACGCTAAGTCAACTCCTTACCTGATAGGGAGCTTGGGGGGCAGGCAGTTTGCCGTTTCCGCCCGCCCCCTTTGGCGCCCTCCCGGCGCGGCCCCGGGGGGGCGCCTTTTCTTTGGGGTTTGACAAACGCAAGCCCATTGCGTTACGCTCCTCTCCATGGGAAACCCTCGAATCTCCGATCTCTACGACGTGCATCCGGTGACGGACTTCGGCCGGCGCCTGAAAACGGTGCTCGCCTCGCTGGGGTGGACCCAGGAGACGCTCGCCGAGCTCGCCGGCGTCACCCGACAGACCATCTCCAACTCCATGCGATCGGTGGCGCCGAAGCCGGAGACGGTGGAGCGCTACGCGGCGATCCTGAAGCTCGAGCCCCATAAGCTCGACCCGTCCTATCCCCGGCGGAAGGCCGAGGAGCTCAAGAAGGTGGCGCGCAGGAAGCGCACGGCCGAGGTGCGCGCGAAGTCGGTCAGCCTCGATCAGTGATTCAGGCGGGCTCCACCGTGGGGGTCTTCACGGACCACGGTTGGCGCCTCTGTTGCGTGCTCGGGGTGGACAGAGAGGGCAGGGCGCACGTTCGGCCGCTTCACGGCAAGCAGAGGCCAGCCAAGTGGGTCGCACTCTCGAAACTGAAGGAGCTAGACATGGCAGTAAAACGGCAAACCGCGGAAGCGCCGAGCGCGCCCGATGGGTTTTTGAATGATTCGTCCACGGCCAACAATCCACCCCAAGAAGATCCTCCTCGCCCCGTTCTTGAGATCGCGCCCGAGCCCGTCACGTTGACCGCGCTCGCGCTCCGGGCGCCCGACGTGAAGGCCGAGCTCGTGATGAGCTTCGACGAGGCGCGGGCGCGCTTGCAGGAGCTCCGGCGCTTCGTCGCCGAGGTCATGGTCGAAGACGAGGACTTCGGAAAGATCCCGGGCGCCGGCGATCGGCTCGTGCTACTCCAGCCCGGCGCGCAGAAGCTCCTCGAGCTCTACGGTTACTTCGCCGAGGTCCAGATCGAGAAGGAAACCGAAGAGTGGGGAGAGCAGGACACCGGCGGCGGATGGATCGCTTATCCCTTCTTCTACTACCGCGTGCGGGCGACGGCCGTGTCGAAGCGCACTGGAAACCCGGTCGGCGTTGCCTATGGAAGCTGTAACTCACGCGAGAAGAAGTACCTGTGGCGAGGCGGCGAGCTCAAGTGCCCGGCCTGCGGGAAGGCCAACATCCGCAAGTCGAAGAACCCGAAGCCCGGGCAGTTCTGGTACTGCTGGGCGAAGACGGGCGGTTGCGGCGGCAACTTCGGCGAGCGGGACCCCCAGATCACGAGCCAGGTGGTCGGCCAGGTGCGGAACCCCGAGCCCTACGATCTCGTGAACACGATCCAAAAGATGGCCGTGAAGCGCGCGGTGGTGGCGGCGGCGATCGCCGTCACGCGCTCCGCCATGCTCTTCACTCAAGACCTTGAGCCGGCCGACGACAGCACCGACTACCCGGACCTGCAAGAACAGAAGGAGCGAGCCCACGCCCCCGGAACCATCATGGTCGAGGGCGAGGTGGTGGACGCGAAGACGGGCGAGGTCCTTGGGAAGCAAGGAGCCAGTCCGCCCGTCGCCTCCTACAAGAGCGAGACGGAATCGCAGCCGCCGACGATCGGCCAACTGAAGCGGCTGCGCGCGATCGTGGACAAGGCAGGATTCGAGTTCAAGAAGGAGGGTAATGAGGTTTGGGTGGATTTCCCGCCCGCCGTGTTCACCGTCGCTTGGCGACGCCCAGCACCCGAGGTGCGGCTCGTGTGTGTGTACGACGGCGGGAAGCCGGCGCAGGTTACGGCCTTCGATCTCGAAGAGGCGCTCATTTTTCTTGAGTCAGCCACCCCCGAACACCTGAAGGAAGGAGTCCCGTTCTGATGATGAAAGCCCTTCTCGTTCTCCTGGCGCTGGCCCTCCCGGGCAACGCCCAGGCGACACAGTACACGGTCCAGTTCACGCCACCATTCCAGGCGACACCAGAGGTCGGCGAGTTCGTAAAGGTCTTCGTTGACTACGGCTTCTGTCAGAGCCAGTCCTGCGCGCAGAGCTGCTCGATCTGTCTCCAGCCGGGCGCCTACCAATGGGGCATCGCCGACGAATCCACCGACTGCTCACCCGGGGAGGAGTGGCAAGACTTCGTGGTCGGCCTCGCCTGCGTGCCCCCTCCCTATGCTCCCTACTGGTATGAGATCGTCGGCCATCCGTCCGCCAACTGCTGGATCCTCGAGCCCTGTCCTTCGGAGGTGAAATGAAGCGCTTACTGCTCGCTCTCTCGCTCGTCGCGGTCCTGGCGATCCCGGCGAGCTCCGACTTCAACGACGTAAATCTCGGGACCATCTCGGAGTTCCAGCAATGCCTGGACCGCTCGGGCGACTTCTCCAACGATCAGCTTGCGACGATCAGCGAGTGCTTCGAGGGCGTTTTTACGACCCAGGACACCGCGCCCCCTGATCCCGAGCCAGAGCCCGGCGATTGCCTCGACGGATTCCACGGGAAGCGGTGGCTCGGACACGATGCTTGCGTGGATGAACCGGACAAGTTCACCAACGAAGCGAATGGCGTCAGCGTCATGGGCACGAACGCGAACGCCTACTGGCCGATGTCTCCCGCGGGTGGGCAGGCAAGAGGCTCGGCGGCGGTTGAGGTGTTCTACCGCACCGCCCAGATCCCGCAGGACACGGGCGGCGGACACCTCTTCACCGCCGAGTCGGGTGAACGACCCTACGACCCCAATCATCCGAAGGGATGGTTTCGCCCCGACATCGTGAGTCAGCAGTCTGTATGGAAGATCCATACATACAACCTCGACGGCAACGCCAACCGCTGGTATCTCCGTAACGGCCAGCCCGACGCCGTGGTGGATCTCTGGAACACGGGCATCCCGCACGCCGGCGTCGGCAAGTGGATCAAGCTCAAGCTCGACTGGGAGCGGCGGGCGGCCGACAAGATGTGGATGCGCTTCACCTGTGACGGCCAGGCGCGCGAGCGCACGGTCACGATTCACCCCGACTCCAAGAACCCGCGCGGCGTCGGCTTCGGCAACCAGGACGGTCTCGGGCAGTTCGGCGGGATCCCACAGATCGCGTTCCGCAACTTCACCTGGAGCAACTGAAGATGGAGAGGAAACTGGAAACGGCTCGGGAGCTCGAGCTCCGCACGGCGGAGGTGTTCCCGATGAAGGGGCCGATGGCGCTCGCCGCCTTCCACCTCGAGCAGCTCGAGGAATCGGAAGAGCAGGCGGCGCACTCGGCTTCCGAGGAGCAGGTGCGCGAGGAGCTGGACCGGATCTTCGGGCCCGACAACGACCGGGGCGCCGAGTATCTCGCGGAGCTCGTGCTCTGGATCCGAAACACGGAGCAGTCGGCCGAGATCCAGAAGGCCCTCGCGCGCCCGCACCAGGAGGAGGCGGACCGCCACGTTCAACGCTCGCGCGCGCTAGATCGGCGGGTCGAGTGGCTCCGAGGGAGGCTCGCGATCCTGGTCGAGCTCCGGGGCGGACGGTTCTCGGATGGGCTCCACAAGGTCCACACCCGAACCCACGCCAAGGCTCAGCTCCTCGGGGTGTGCAGCCGGCACGAGGGCGAACACCTGGAGCTCGAATCCTGCGGCTCAACCTTCAAGCCGGCGGACGACATGCCGGCCAAGTTCGCTCGGATCAAGGTCGAGCCCGAGCGGAAGGCGATCACGGACGAGCTTCTCCGCCTCGAAGGGGAGGGCAAGCCCTTCCCCCGCTGGGGGCAGCTCGTGCGGAAGATCGTGGCGGTGGTGCGGTGAGCGCCGAGCCCCCGGGCATGGAGCGTTACCTAAATGCCCGGGCTACTGTCCGCTTTGCCATCATGGCCGGTTTAGCCGAACATGGTGGAGACAGGATAGATGCCGAAGTTGGCGAGCGCGTGGTCGAATCCATCATAGAACGTCTGTTTAACGATGGAATGATGTGGGCCTTGCTGGCCATGGCCATGCTAAAGGGGGGTAGGGCAGCAGACTCACAGGCCCAAGCCATGACCACCGACAGCGCGCGGCAGGCGGCGGAGAAGCGGTTGCGTTACCTCTTAGCTGATTCGTGGTATCACGGGCACAAGACCTTCGACGAATGGAGCGCGGATGCCGCCCGCATCGCCGCCGACTTCGCGGAAAAGATGGTGGTTGCTCGGGACAAGGAGTGGGTCGATGTGGTGCGGATGAGAAGGCCCGGCCTGCCCGCCAAGGTAACTATCACATCGCCGCTCCCCTGGGCTGAGGCGATAAAGGAGGGTGGCGAATGAGAGCGAACCCGCTGTTGCTGCACCTGGAGCACGCCATGGGCGATCAATTCCTCGCCGGCGACCTCGTGGATCAGGACGAAGTGGACATGGTGGTGATGGGTGGGAGCTGGGGCTGGGATCAGGAGCTCGAGGATCTGGCGCGGCGCTTCACGAACCAGGGAAAGCTCGCCTACGCCTACCTCCAGGTGTTCACGGCGCCGCTCCCCGAGTGGCAGAACACGGAGCCACACCAAACGATGGGCGAGCTCCCGACGATCCCGCTGGTCGAGGCATGGGCCCATAGCCGGCCCGCGATCGACTGGCCCCGGGTGTCGCTTGGCGACCTCTGGAACCAGCTCAAGATCCCGTTGGGCGTGACCGGGTTCTTCCTCGACAACTTCTTCCCCGACCTCGCCCCTTGGATGTTCAAGAAGTCCGAGTGGTGGGAGGTGCCGGGGCTCGGGGCCCTGAAGCGCAAGCACTTCGCCATCCGGCTTCGCGCCTTCACCCAGTACTGCCCCCAGCTCATCACGAACGGAGTCGAGCCCCCCTTCTCCTCCGCGTCCACATGGGTGATGGTCGAGCGGGCCGCCGCCCGGCGGTACGAGGCGGAGTCGAGGGTCAGGGACCCGGGGAACGTCATCATCTCGATCCCGGCCGAGGAGACGTGGAACCTCCCATGGATCTTGAACCTCTGGACCTCGCGCCCCGGGGTCGCCCTTTCCTTCACTTCCGACTCGCCGACCTTCGGCGCCGCCTCGATCTACGCCTACCAGCGGGCGATTGAGCATCGAAGGGTGGTGGGATTGGTGGTGGAATAGACCTTGGCCGGCGATTAGTTTCGCGGTCTCGACGAGGGGTCGGCGAGGCAGCGGACCGGGCCCGCTGGTCAAGCGAGGGGGCCGGAGCCAGGAACGCATGCCTGGACTCCGGCCCCTCGTGCTTTATGGACTATCGGGATTGAGCTTCCGCAGCTTGACGGGGGTGGCGTCGAGCGCAACCTTCCCACGGGCCACGGAGTCGCGGTTGTCGCGGCGGATCTGGACCCCGATCCAGAGCTTTCCCTGGAAGGCGGCGTGAAGGATGCGCCAGAGCCGGTTGGCGACCTCGAGCGATGGCTCCCGGCGCCCGCGCTCGATCGAGGCAATCGCTTGGTGATGGAGGCCGGCCAAGGCCCCGAGCTCCCGCTGCGAGAGGGGTGGGGAGCAGGAGCGCCGGGCGCGGACGAGCCAGGTCCGAAACGCCTCGGGAGTGGGGATGCGCCACTTCTGGTCGTAGCGCATCGAGGCGAGGGCCTGGGGATAGTTGTAGAGGGAGCTCCGCTTCGGCTTCATGGGGTGCGCTTTCGCTGAAGCGGGTCGCCGTGGCTCCAAGCATCGAGAAGGCTTGAGGCGTGGTCGATCTCGCGCAGGATGTCGTTGAGGTTGAACCGCATGCCCGGGGCGTAGACGTAGAGCCGGGTTTGTGGGCGCCCCGTGGTGTTCGAGAGCACACGATAGAGCCGGTCGAGGGCATGATTGATCGGCGCCGAGGGGTAGATGCTCATTCGCCTGCATCTCCCGGCGAGAGCGGGCAGATCGGAGGCCCGTGCTCGCCGTGGCACCCGGGACAGAAAGCCAGGCTGTCGTCAATGTCCCCCCACTTCTCGCGACACTCCCCGTCATGCTCCTCGGCGCAGTCCTCACAGTAGATCGCTCCGCAAGCATCGCAGGTCGTAAGCTCATCGGGCGGCACCGCTTCGCCGCACAGGTCGCAGATTTCGTCGATCACCCCTCGCTCCTTTCCGTATTTGCCGCGACCGCCCGCTGGAGCGCGCGTTGCCCTTCGAGCCAGTCTTCGAGGCGGTCTTTGAGTTCGGCGTGCTCGTCCTCTAGCTGGACAATGCGAGAGGCTAGCTCGCGAATGAGATAGACCGCCGTTGCCGGCATGGGCGAGCCGTCTTCGAGGAGCACTTTGCAGAGGTCCTCGATCTGCCAGGGTGGCATGCGGTTCATTTCTCCTCCTTGAGGGGTTTCAGGTGCTCGGGCCCCATCCATTGCGGCGTGCCCGGGTTAGGCCCATCGAAGGCCACGAGATAGCAGCCCTTGAGCGCGTCGTTGGGGGGCTTCGTCCAGGTGATTTGCCCCGTCCCGCCAGGCACGCGCACCCGCTGGCCCTGCCGGAAGATGGGGGGGCGCCTCACGGCGCCACCCCTTTCTTCTCCGCCTCGGCGAACTGGTCGGCCGCTTCGAGCACCGCGACCGCCAGCGCTAGCAGCTCGTAATACTCGCGGGCGGCCTGGACGAAGTGCGCCGGCGATGTGCCGTCCTTTTCGATGCCGACCACGGGGTAATCTGCGTTCCAGTCGCTTTCGATGTAGGCGAGCCGCCCGCCGTGGGCCGCGAACAACATCGGCCCATACTCGCAGCCGGCGCCGTGGTATCCGTAGAACGTGGCACCCCGGACGGTTGCGAGCTTTTGGAGCGCGTCCGCGTGGCCGTAGTTTGCCTGGTCGTCGTAGATCCAGCACTCACCGGGCCCACCCTCGTCCTCGTCAACGCTCGCGCCCAGCTCCTCGGCGACTGCGTCGGCGTCTTGGGGCCGGCAGCGCATTCGGAAATCGCAACGGTCTCCCATCAGTCCTCCTTGGTCAGCACGCGGATCACTTCCGCGGCCTGTTCTGGGGTCAGATTGCGTAGCTCCAGCTCCACGTTGCGGTCATAGGCGACCACGAGTTTCCAGAGGGGACCGGGGCCCCAGGCCGTGAAGTCGGCCACCCCCGAGCGCCCGCGCTGCCAGCCGTCGCCGGCCGTGAGATCCCGAAGCAGCTTTTCCCGCTCGGACTCGATCCTTTGGGCTTCAGCGATCGACGCTTGCGCCCGCGTCCACTCCTCGTTGTAGTTCCGGGAGACCCGCCGCACGATGTCGAGAGCGGCGACCACGGGCGAGCGATCGAAGGACACGCGCCCCCCGATCGGCTTTTCCTTCTGCTCGTGGGTCCGGCGGGAGAATCGCGCGGGGAGGATTCCGTGGGCCTCGATCATGTGCCGCGCGCTTTCGATGGTCTCCCGGACAACGTAGCGCCGGCCGTCCGGGTGGCGCACATCGCGCCGCCGGTCGTGGTCGTATTCCGTGTTGGGGGCAACTGTCCACCCTTCACCGAGTGCCCGGGCGAGAGCGAGGGCGAGCGCCTCGACAGCACCACGGGTTTCCGTGGTCGCGAGGGGGCGGCTCACGCCGCACCCCCTTGCGCCTCGGCCGGCTCGGTCTGGGTCACGTCGAACACGGGCACGAGCACGAACCGCCGGCGCCCGTTCCCGTTTCCGTCCGCCTCACCCTCGGCCGCGTCCCGGGCCCCGGTCGGGACCCAGATTCGCCCGGCCGCATGTTCCCCCTTCTTGACCATGCGCCCGGCCTTCTGCCACTGCCGAAACCCGCCGACCTGCGCCAGCACCCGCCCCGCCTGATTGGCAAGGAATACGGTATTGAAGGCTGAAAGCGGCCGGCCCTCTGCCGTCACCGTTCCCAGCTCATCGGCGAGCCGTTGGCGCTCGCCGTCTTCCATCGCTGACACCTTGGCCGCGAGCGCGCGCATGGAGTCATACCAGGCCGCTCGCTCCTCCTCGGATCGCTTCGCTTTCATGGGTTGCCGTTTCCCCTTCTCCTCGCCGGCTCATCAGGCACGGGTTAGGCGAGGCTCGCCGCACGACCGGGTGCTGTCACCCGGTTTCGCCGCTTATAGGGGGAGCCTCCGCTGGCCGCCCGCGAGTGCGCCAGCCGAACCGCCGAGCGAGAAGCGGGCGCCCGCTCGCCGGCCAGCCTCGCGCCCCGCATGGTCGAATTGAGCCGCCGAACGAGAGCCGGACGAGTAGCGCACGCCGAACCCGGGAGCGGCCGCCATCGCCGCCTTGTGGGCGCCCTCGACGCGCTGTAGCGCCGTATTGACTCGGACGAGCCCCCAGCCCTCGCGCCCCGCCTCTGCCTTGAACTCGGCCACGGCCTCGGCCGCCGCGTCCTGTAAGCGCTTGCGGATCGTCTCAACGGCGCCGTCGCAGAAGTTTCGCCGGTACACTCCACCCATGCCTCGGCACTCGGCCCGGGCTGCCGCCTCGACCTGACGGGCGATCGCTGGGAAGAGATACCGCACGGTATCGACGTGGCCCGCGCGCCCGATCAGATCGAGCCGCTTGCGGTCGCCCGAGCGCCGAATCGTGGGCGCGCACCCGTTCACCTTGCAGAGCGCCCAGGCGAGCGCCCAGCGCCACCGTTCCATGCGGGCCCCGCTCCCGAGATCACCCACCGGATCACCACCGCGCGCGGTCGAGATCATGGGCCCAGGGTCCGCCGAGGCTTCCGACGTATCGAGCATCCCCGAATCCAGCTCATAGCGCGTCATCAGGGCTTGAGCCTTCCCAGCCGCCGCCGCCGCCTCTTCCGCCGTCCCCGCCTTGTCGGCGAGTCGGAGAAGTGCCGCAGCTCGCCGGATTGCTTCCTCGTGAGTCATCGTGCCGTTTCCTTTCCGCCCGGGCTTGGAACCGGGCTTGCGGTTTACCGGCAGGGCATGGCCCCGCCGTCCCTCACCGTCCCCAGAACTCGGGCCGCTCTTCCGCTGGCGCTTGGAGCCCCCACTCCCGCGCGCCTTCGTCGCCCTCGAAGGCTTCCCGGGCCGTGCCCATCATGCCCAGCACAAGCCACGCCACCACCAGCGCCACGACCACGAGCCCAGGCCGTTCATCCTCGGCACTCATCGCGCCACCCCCGCCGGCGCCCCGGCCTCGACCCACAGCGAGTCACCGGCCGCCGGCTTAACCCGCGCCACGAACTCCCACGACGCCGCCACCGAGACATTCACCCGCGCCCTCGACCTCGACCCCAGCTCAGTCCGCCCGTGCCGATGCCGGAACGTATGGACCCACCCGCCACAAGGATGGCCGAACGGCGCAAGCCTCCAGCCCGTCCCCATGTACTGCCACACCTCCCCACAGCAGGGGCACAGATCCGCCACGTCCCCATGCGCCCCAGGCCGCTCCCCCAACTTCCGCCACATCAGCTCCCACTCTTCCCGATCCACTACGCACCGATTCATTGCCGCTTCCCTCCCCGCCGGGCCCATTCCCAGCAAATGCAGCCTATCACCTGTCAGGGTCCATGTCATGTCAATTCGTTGTAAATTAAATGTGAACTCTCGCAGCACCCGATCGCACTGGCACAGCTCTTGCATACCATGAGATGGCAAGGGTCTTGCTGGGCTGTAGGCAAGTCTCATGCCAGCAAGGGGTTAGCGGTTGGCATGGGTCTTGCTGGTGGATTGGCCTTGGGGCATTCTGCCCCATGACGGGGGGGGAGCGTGAGCGAAGGGGGTGGGGGTGGAGATCCCTTGGGACTCCTTCTCGCGAAACTTTCGCAATAATTTTCCCGTTTTCGCAACAAGGAATCCGCGTGGAATTGGGGTTGTGGGGTGTGGTGGAATGCGGTAGATAGGAGAGTGTTCTGGGGAGGGAGAAGAGGGAGCGTTGACGGGGCTTCAAGGCCGCTGCGCTGCCGCTCCGCGCAGTCCGCTCGACCCGGCCACCAGCCCCCGAGGATGGGACTGAGGGTTAAGTCATAACGCGCAATTTGCGCGGAGTTGGAAGATAGACATGGATTGCCGGGGAAAAAAGCACTTGACAGTGGAAAATAAGAGCTTACGGGGGCCGGCGTTGTGGGACAACGAGTTGCGGGTGCTTCAGGGAATGGATGAGGTCACGCGCCGTGCGGATTGCGTGGTTCGGCGGGATCGGTTCCAGAGGAATCGGTATCGTGGGAAGTGTGTGCAGTGTGCGGAGTTGGTAAGGATGGGCGAGGGCTTCATGGGGAAGACGAGTCGGGGCCGGTGGGTGGTGATTCACGAGCTCTGCCGTAGGATTCGCGCTGGGTTGCCCACGGTGCTCGAGCCGAAGTCGAGTCCTCCGGTCGCGGGCGAGCCGAAGCCGTGGGAGTTCCGCGGCTCGCCGCTCTCGGAGGTGTGAGGATGGCGCGCCGGGTTGGTTCACATCGCCCGCGGTCTGTTGACGTGCTCACCCGCTTCGGTGAGGTGGCTGAGCTCCTGACCGCGCTCTTCACCCTCCACTCCGAGTTGACGGTGAAGGTCATGGAGCTCAGGAGTGACCTGGTGGCGGAATCTCGCGCGCACCGGGCTCCCCGCGCGACCAAAGCGACCAAAGCGACCAAAGCACCCCGGAGCCACCGGAAGACGGGCCGGCCCCGTGGGCGCCCGCCCAAGGTCAAGCCGGAGCCCGCCCCAAAGCTGACCCGGGTGGAGCGGGGGGTGTCGAGAAGGGAGACGGCGTAGATGGGGTGGAAGAAGCGGAAGCTCGAGCGGCTCCTGGATGAAAGGGACGGGGGACCGTCACCACAGGCACTTCAGCAAGCCCTTGTCCAGCTCGCGAGCCAGGTGCGGGCACTCTCGGAGAAGGTGGGGGCGCTAGAGGAGCGGATAGAGAAGGCCGAGAAGCGCCGCGCCGTGGACTTGGTGGCCGGCTCGGACGGCCGGCTGGCCTTGAAGGCGATCAAGGAGTTCGAGGCGCGGCTCTCGAACGCCGGGATCCCGGAGCTTGACCCCAAGGAAGCGGCCGAATGACCTGCCCCCGTTGCCGCTACCGGCTGGACCTTGGGCCGCCCGCCATGATCTGGGTGCCGGGGAAGCCCGTCACCTGGGGGCTCGGGAAGTCGCCCGCCGGCGTCCGGGTCGCCCCTCCCGACTTGAAGGCGTGGCAGAAGGCCCTCTGGGCCGGCTTCCACCAGGAAGCGCGCCAGCCCATCTCGGGGCCGGTCGAGCTCCTCATGCGCTTCCGCGCCACTTCCTCGCGCGCCGACTTGACCAACATGCTGAAGGGCGCCGAGGATGGCCTGAAGCACGTCGCCTTCGGGGATGACTCCCTCGTCTACCGCGCCGTGATCGAGAAGGAGCCCGTCGAGTCCGCCCACCAGGGCGTCCTCTTCAACGTGTCCCCATACCGGGGGCCCGTGTTCGAGACTCATTTGGGCGGGGGCCCGAAGGCCCCGCGCAGCCCCGCCCCGAAACCGGATGACCGGCGGACTCCTGGTAGCTCCAGGGGCGAGACGGCTCCAGCTTCGGGTGGAGCGTAGGATGGGGTTACGCCTCGTTACCACACTCCCACGCTCCCGGCCGAGTCGCTCTCGGTGGGGCCCCCGCTCGCTCTCGACCACCATCGCCACCCGCTCGAAGCACAACGGTGAATCGACGCGCTACCTAGCCAAGCAGGTCTCTGACGGCCAGATGCGAAAGTACGGAGGTCGCTGACCCGTGGATACCCGCGCACCAGACGAAGATCGCCCACTCCGCCCTGACGAGATCCAATCATTCGCGACCTCCCTCTACTCGGAGCTCGCCACCCACGGCGACTTCGAGCGGCTCGCAGCCATCCAGGAGGACCCGGCCCAGATGGTGAAGCTCTTGGAGCTCGCCCCGGGCACTCTCGCCGCTGAAGCGGATTCCGTCCGGCGCGCGATCTTGCGTGCCCTCGACACCCTGGAGCCGAAGCTCTACCCCCGCCCGGCGATCATCCTCTTGGGCATCCTCCGGCTCTCCCAGCTCGCCCTCTCCTATGCCCGCCAGAATCTCGGGAGCGTGATCGAGCCCGGCCTCCTGGCGAAGCCGAAGCCGCTCGTCGGTCCCGACGGGAAGACCATCCATTGAAAGGGGAGCGTGTGAACGCCTGGATCGCCCTCGCCCTCATCCTCTCGACCGTCTCCCTCTGGGCGCTCGCCATCCTCGCCGGCCGCGCCGAGCGGAAGATCGACCGCGCGATCGGGGAAATCATCCGCATGCGGATCGAGATCGAGCGCGCCTCGGGCGGCGGCTCGGGGCCGGTCGAACGCCAAGAGTCGGAAACCTTGGCCGACCTCCTCGCCCCACCCCCAGAGGAACCCCGCCGGCGAGCGAAGCCCATCGAGCTCTCGGATGAGCACGAATGGCGGCTCTCGGTCGAGGGCAAGGTGCCGGAGGACCGTTGAAACATCAGGCGTACACGGTCGGATTCGCGCTCGATCGTATCGCGCGCGCCCACCGGCTCGGAGTCCGGGACATTCAAGAAGCGATGTTGATGGCGACGATCGACCGCGCAATCGACGAGGCGCTCGAGTCGATCCGGGACACCCTCCACCCCAAACCCAAGATCGAGGTGGTCAAGCGATGAGAACCAAAGAAGAAGTAGAACACGCCTTCACTTACCACGCCCCCCGCGGCCCCGGTGAGATCGCCTTCTACCAGTCCGTGAGGGAGCAAGCAGGGGATCTTGCGCTCTTCGTCTTCCTTGCCCTCCCCGAGACTCCGGAAAGGACACTCGCGCTCCGAAAGATTCAAGACGCGGTGATGGCAGCCAACCTCGCCTGTGCGCTCCACGGGCTCAAGGGAGAATGACATGGGTATTGGACCGATCGCTCTCAAGGCCATCATCCTGACCATCGCGCTCTTTGGCGCGAACCGGATCCCCTTCCAGCCACTCCGCATCGTCGTCCTCACCCTTCTCTGTATCATCGCCCTGGTCTGGCTCCTCTCCCTCGGCGGCTTCCGACTCCCATGACCACCCGATGCTTCTCCTGCGACGGGCGCGTGATCTGGACCACGACCAAGAACGGGAACAAGATGCCCGTGAACCAGGACCCCGTACCCAATGGCAACATTCGACTGGATGGAAACATGGCCGTGGTGATGACCCAGGAGGAGATGGCCTCCTACGCGGGGACGCGCTACATCTCCCACCACGCCGTCTGCCCCAAGGCGAAGGACTGGAGAGGGAAACACCGATGACCGACCAATACACGCTCCTCTTCCGCGCCCACCTAGAAGACGGCCAGGTCGTCATGGAGGACATCTCGACCGAGGGCCGCCGTGGCGCGACCATCCCCTTCAAGGAGATTCTCTGGGCGATCGGCCATTGGGCCATCACGATGGCCGAGCAAGAGCCCGACGGGGTAAAGGCGGAGGAATGACCAACTACCGCTCCACCCTCAACTTCTATACCGAGATCCGGGACGAGTTCCTCGGCGGCAAGTCGGTGCGCCAGATTGCTCTCGAGCGCGGCATGGAAGGCATCGACGTTCTCGAGTTCCTGCGCTGGCTCGCCCGCGAGTACGATGTCGAGCGCGCAATCCGCACCGACCAGACGCTCGCAAGCCTGATGAAAGCCGCCGACGCGATCGCTCAGAAGATCGCGCGCGTGACGGTGGGCGACCTGCCGAGCGCCGGTATCGAAGTCGTGAAACAGCTCCGGGGCGAGCTGAATCAGATCCTCCAGACCTACAAGGAGCTCTCCGCGGCCAACGAAGCCTATATCGAGCACAAGCGCCGGCTCCCGAAGCCAGGACGCAAGCACACGAGCCGCGCCGCCGAAGAAGAGACCGACGGCACACCGCAATCCGCCGGCGGCGGTGGCCTCGAAGCGATGGTGTTCGCGAACCCCAGTCCCATCCGGCGTGTTGCCCGAAACGCGGGCGGCAAGACCGGATTCGAGGAGGAGTCCAGTGAAGACGAATAGGCTCACGGCCGTACTCGAAGGCGGCGCCATGAAGTACGTCAAGGGGATCGGCGTGTGCGTCAAGCTCACGATCACCCTCAAGCCCGACCAGACGATCCTCGACATCCTCCGTCGTTCAACCGGCGGAATGGTGATGCTCGAGCTCGAAGAAGGGCAGGAGGAGCTCTCGCTCTTCGCCGAGGAAGAAGCAGCACCCCCCAACCCGTTCCAGCGGGGAAAGATCGCGGAGTAACCCGTGCGGACGCTCGCCGACTATCGCCTGGATCCCGGGCAGTTCATCGAGGACTGCCTGAAGATCCGGGACAAGGACTCGGCGATCGTCCCCTTCTTTCGCTCGGGCGAGTTCCCCGCGCAGCGGAAGTTCGTCGAGCTCGTTCAGGAAGAGCGCGCGGCGGGGCGCCCCGTCCGCATCGTGGCCTTGAAGCCCCGTCAAGTCGGGCTCACGTCGGTCGCGGGCGCCCTCATCTACCACGCGACCGCCCTCTTCCCCCAGGTTGAGAGCCGGATCGTCTCCGACTGCCTCGAGTCGGCGCAGGCGATCCACACCCGGAACGAGACCTTCTACGACAAGTCTCCGCTCGCCTGGCGCCCCATGCTCGCGCGCTCGAGCCGGCGCGAGATCCTCTTCGACAACCCCAGGCGGGCAAAGCGCCGCGAGAAGCCCGGGTTGGGGTCGAGGATGCTTGCCGAGACGGCGAAGAACGCCACCTCGGCCGCTC